ATTGTAACTGCTTTAGTGTCGCTTGGATTTAAAAAAGACTATATTTTAGATCAATTAAGAAGAATGTTTGTTAAAAGGATAGCTTAGGCTATTCTATTTTTATGCTCATTTTTACGGAGAGTGGCTGCTACTACTCTCCTATTTTATTGAAATAAAAGGAGGTGTGGTTGATTGGCTACAAAAAAAGAAGTAAAAAAGAAAATTTGTCCTATTTGTAAAAAAGAAAAAGCAATTGCCACAGGTTTCTATAAAAGTGTAAGTCCATTATATCAGGACGATAAATGCGTACCAATATGTATTACGTGTGTTAAAGACGGAATTGTGAACTCTGAAGATGGAACTATAAATAAAACAAAAATGAAGACAATGCTTCAAAGATTAGATAAGCCTTTATATTGGGATGATTTAGACTCTGCGTATAATCAATATAAAAAAGAGCATGGTTATTTGTCTGATGATGAAATTGCCAAACATGGTAATGACATTGTTGGATTGTATTTTAAAAATACAATGCTTAGACAAAATCGTGATAAATCATTTGCTGACTCAGAATTAGATGGTCATATACATTCTAATTCAAATATTGGTGTAAATGATAAAAATAGAATTAATAAAAAGTATATAAAGAATGAAAATAATAATACTTCTACCCTCAATCTTATAAAAGATGTTGCTGATGAAGAAGTTCCTGAAGTTTTACGAAAAAAGGATGATTTTGAAGTAACTGAAGATATGGTAAATCTTTTTGGTGAAGGATATACAAAAACTGAGTATAAAAAAATGTCTCGAAAATATGAGGAAATGAAACAAACATATGTTATTCAAACAAGTATTCATAGAGAAGCATTAGTTACATATGTTCGTTTTAAAGTAAAAGAGGAAATGGCTACTGCAAAAGGAGATGTTGCAGAGGCACAAAAGTGGTACTCTGCTGCTCAGACAGCCGCTGAACAAGGAAAACTTACAGCCAAGCAGATCTCAAAAGAGGATTTACAAGGTGGAATTGTAAACTTTAGTGATATATTTACTGCTGTTGAAGGTGCAAAAGAAAGAATTAAAATATTTCCTGAATTTAAGTATCAACCGAAAGA